GGAGAACTATGGCAATTATGGAAAGTATGGCCGGAGCTGACGAAGTCCTGGCCGGCATCAAAAGGAACCAGATCACGGGCTTACCGCCTCAGAACCTGACGCTCTTCACAGCGACCAGCGGCGACGCTAAAGTAACACTTAAGTGGAACGCTGCGGACACTGTAGTGGACGATCAGCTGCTCTGTACTGTTAAGGGCGTTATGATCAGGAGATCCACAACAGCGACACCTGAGAAGATCACAGACGGCGATCTCGTCATCGACACCGCGAACTTATCCGGGACTTATGTCGATGAGGGCCTCACAAACGACACGACATATTATTATAGGGCTTTCCCCTACAGTGATCATGGCGTGTATAACCTCAACGAAGCGAACGCTGCAGAGGCTACTCCTAAGGAGTACATCCTCCTGGGCTTCAAGATCAAGAAGAGCGAGAGCGATCCCGCTGCCAGGGTAACCTATACAGAGATGGCGGAAGGCCTCACTCCTGCCTCTACTAACCTCTCAACCGGAGCGGTAGATCTTGGAGGCTTCGCGAACTTCTGGTTCATCACTGAAAACAAGCCCTGCATGGTGAAGTATGACGGAACCATCGACTACTACCTGGATCCTGATGACTACACCAAGAAGGCAGACGGAACAGCTTCCGACGTATCCAGCACATCCTACGCTGGTAATGCGATGGCCAAGATCCCGCTTACATGGCTCAAAATATGGCAGGATAGCACTTATATCTACGTCAATATCTGCGACACTAAGCTCGACGATGACTATCACGCTTATGCTCACACAAGGGCAGACGGTACAGTCATGGATCACATTTTTATGGCTATGTTTGAGGGATCTCTTACAAGCTCCAAGGTGAGAAGCTTAAAGGGCCAGAGCGTTATGAACAGCCAGACCGGAGCCAACGAGCTCACATACGCGAAGGCTAACGGATCGCTCTGGAGCACACAGAGCTGGTCACAGATCAACTTGATCAATATGCTCCTCGTGCTTCTGTTTAAGAGCACAAACCTCCAGGCTACTCTCGGAAACGGACACTACTCCGGAGGATCCCAGGCGAGCCACCTGCTCACTACTGGAACGATCTCGAACAAGGGACAGTTCTATGGCACAAGCGGCAACGTAGCCATGAAGTGCTTCCATATCGAGAACTTCTACGGCGACTGCTGGAACAGAATCGAGGGATGCGTTACTGACGCGAATAAGCAGATCCTGATCAAGCCTACGCCTTCGTACAATACTGCCGGCACCGGCTACACCGCTACGGGCATCATCCCTGGAGGAACATCCGGCGGATACATCAACGCGGAAGAGGGCAAGGCTTACGGAATCGTACCGAAGACAGCAAGCGGATCCGACTCCACATATACACCGGACGGTCTCTGGTTCGCCGCATCTTGTTATGCGCTTGTCGGCGGCGGCTGCGGCCACGGTCTCCTTGTGGGTCCTTTTGCTTTGTATCTGTACCACGCTGTCTCGTATACGTCCTGGGACGTCGGCGCCGCCCTTTCTTGTGAACAGCCTGCGGCGTAGCCGCAGGGGGTGCGGGGGTCTTCCCCCGCTAAGAGGTGCGCAGTCAAAAACTTAATATAAGGGGAGAGAGCGGGCGCTTGAGTAGGCTCCGGCCCTTCGGTCGATGCGATTGTCGGCGGCAACTGCAACAACGGTCTCCATGTGGGTCCTTTTGCTTTGAATCTGAACAACGCTGTCTCGAATACGAACTGGAACATCGGCGCCGCCCATTCTTATCAATGAACGTGTTAACCAGCCCGCTCTCGTCCTACACCTCAGACCGCTGAAATGCGTGTTATCAGTAGTGAAAATTAAGCCGATAAAAGGCATCCGTTAGTAGGCAGCAGGCTCAGGACGGATGAGGCGATAAGAAAGAAGAGAAAACCTTGAAATCATTCCGCATAGACGACGAAGCAGCTCTCTCCGAGGACAGAGTCCTGCAGGCAATATATGCGCCGTCACTCGGGAAGAGGTCCCGGAGTGATGTCGTCAAAGTATTAACTGCCACCGAGGAGTACATCAAGAAGATACAGCACTTAGTTATAAGTGGGGAGTACAAGCCCCGAAGACATCAAGCTTGTGTTATTAACGAAAAAGGACCGCACAAACAGCGGACCATCATAAAGCCGGACTATTATCCGGAGCAGATCGTCCACCACATCGCAGTGGACTCCATAAAGGAGGCCGTGCTCCATGGCATGGATCCCTTCGTCCTTGGCTCGATACCAGGACGCGGAGCTCACTACGGTAAGAAGTACATACAGAAGTGGATCCGGCACGATCCTAAGAACACGAAGGTCATCGGTAAGCTCGACATCCGGCACTTCTTCCAGTCGATAGATCACAACATCCTACGCGCATGGATACATAAGAAGATCCGCCCGGGAGTCGTGAGAGACCTGATCGACGTTATCATAGAGGCGTCAGACGAGGGCATACCACTCGGATATTATACGAGCCAGTGGCTCGCTAACTTCCTGCTGCAGCCGCTTGATCATTACATCAAGGAAGAGCTGCATATCCCTCACATGACCCGCTATATAGACGATATCGTGATCTTCGGATCCAGCAAGAAGCAGATCCACGAAGCAGTCGAGGCTATAGATCGGTATGTCTGGGAGCAATTTAGGCTCACCATAAAACCGAACTGGCAGGTCTTTAGACTGGCGTATGATACGACGGAGCTGGCGATCACCTGCCCGACGATGGCCGAGCTTTACAGCATCAGCGGAACGCTATGGTCCCGGAGAGTTAAGTACAAGCTAAAGCTATACCGAGGTCAGTACCGGATATTTATAACCGAGAAGACCTACCAAAGTAAGAAGCCCTTTATAGACGAGCTTATCCGCGGATACCGCGGCAAGGTCAAGCGCCTGCGGGTGCAGCACGGCCGACCGCTCGATTATATGGGCTTTAAGTTTTTCCGGAACCGCACAACGCTCCGGAAGAGCATCCTACTATCTGCCACCCGGAAGGCGAAGCAGATAAAACGATCCGCCCGGATCTGCTGGAAGCAGGCCGCGGCCATGCTCTCATATATGGGCTGGATCGATCACACCAGCACCTACGGCGTGTTTACCGCGAGGATAGCGCCGTTCGTGAGTATTAGAAGACTCAAAAGAGTAGTAAGTAAACACGCAAGGAGGGAATCACATGGATATCATCTGGAAAAAGACCGACGGCTACCAGTCCGAGGAACCGGGTGCGCTTGACATCACAAGCTCCGACGTCTATGTCTATCTCCGCAGAAACATCCAGCCACACACTAAAGTGGATCCGATGAGCGGGGAGGAGATCGACTTCTGGAGGTATGAAGAGGCCAAGATCACCAAGGAGGAGTATGAGAAGTACTCCGAGACACTTATCTACCAGGCACTTATGACGCAGAGCCAGCTCATGGATGAGGCTAACGCTCAGCTCATGCTCAGCCAGGCAGATATCGCAGCAACGCAGACCGATCAGGACGACACTCTCGCGCTGATCTTAGAGAACACTATGGAGGTATAAGACTATGGCAGCAAGTTACTATAAGACCGTTAAAAGATACTATGATAAAGGCATCTACGACAACGATGACGTCGCTCTCTTCGTAAGGGCCGGGCGACTCACTCCCGAGGAGTATGAGCGCATAACCGGCGAGCCTTACGAAGAGGAGGAGTAGACGGATGGAGACAATCGTATCAGCTATCATCAGCGCGGGCGCGGCTATCGTGGTCTGTTTAATAACTCAGAACCGTCAGGCTATGCGCCTGGAAGCGCAGCTCGATAAACAGACCGCGCTCTTAGAGCAGCGCCTTGGAACGCTCTCCGACAGAGTAGAGAAGCATAACAACGTCATCGAGCGCACTTATAAGCTCGAGGAGCTCACTGCTCTGCAAGAAGAGAAGATCAAGGTAGCGAACCATAGGATCGATGATCTGGAGAATAAACAATGAGACGCAGACGAAAAAAGAAGCGAGTCGAGACATCAAAACTCCTCCTGATCGTCTCGGATGTGATGGCTGCGGTGGTGCTTATAAGCGCCATCGTGGCTGTCTTTATCTTACGAGACGCGACGCCGCTGGAGTTTTTGATCCCTGCAGTCTTCGCCCTGGCGTCAGCTTCGCATGGCTTTTACTACTGGAAGGCCAAAGCGGAGAACCTTAACAAGTGGGGGCAAGGCTCAAATATCACAGATTTAAGAGAGGAGGAGACTGATCAATGGAATGGCTAATCAATAACTGGTATCTGATCGTTGCGGC